TGAAAATCAAAGTTTATGTTTCCCACAAAAGAGTATGCCTAATAAATATAAATTTAAGCAACCTATTTTGTTAACCAATCTAATATATGAATTACTCTTAAAAAATTATGAAATCACCAATCAAGTTATTAATTTTCAAAGTAAGGTTATAGGTTTGATTGTAAAAAAGAACCAACGAGGATGTTTTGTGCCGTGTTATCCTTCTTCTATTGTTAGCAATTATTCTTTTATTTACATAACAGATGTTGAATGGTATCCTTATAAACAGACAGTTGAATTTTTAAAGAAATTGTATGAAATAACAAATGGAAACGTGCCGTGTAACCCATTGTTTAAAGTAACAGAAACAGACCATATTGTAGGTATATTAACAGAAACAGACCAGTTTATAGAAATACAACCATTTCTTTTTATCAGTGATATAGATGCTTCCGATAATTTACGTGTTTTAAATGAAACAAATTATTTATTAGCTGAAGAGAATATGGCTTTTACTAGAAAAGAAGATGAAGAACGCGTTGAATACATTACTCGTTTGAAAGAAGAATATAAATCATATAATGATTTTCGTAATATGGTAAGAAATTTATTACATAAATCGGAAAATATTTCAATAAAAACAGACATTGATAACGAGATAAAAAAGAAGTTTGTATTATTTTCGGTTAAACAAAATAAAATAGCATCTTTGATTGAAAGTTTGTTAACAAGTAATGAAAATGAAAATAGAGAATATATTTATCATTTATCTGATGAGATGATACGATATACTAGAATATATTTGTATATGTTTTATCCAAGTGTAAATTTAGCATTTGGCGATGATAATTATATTGTATTAGATAACGAATTACTTATTTTACAATCAAATTTATTAGAAGATAATTATCTTGAAAATTTAATTCCCAATGATGAAAATAAATATACAAATTATACGGCATATGATACAACTGAACCCAAAATAACCCAACCTTATTCAAATGAAGTTACATTGTCTCAACCATCTATAAACGAAGATTGTGAAATTGAAATAATTCCAATTACATCTGTTTTTTGGAAAAAAATGTTTCCAACAAATACAAGAGAAGTAAGATACAATAACAATATTGTATGTGGTTATTTGTATATTATTGATATTATACAAAAAACGAGAGGTGTTACTTTTACTATTTCAGAAATAAAAACATTATTGGTAAAAGAATATGATACTTATTATTCATTGTATGGAATAAAAATATTAGATATATTACGATTTCAAGGTAAGAATATCATCCAACAAGTAAAATCAAATATTACTAATTTATCTTTTTTTATTTTGTCAGATGATTATTATATAAGTTTATTGGATATTTATATTTTGTTTCAATATTTGAAAATACCAACATTTGTTGTTTCAAATAAACCACTTATGGAAACAAGATATTTATCCAATATTTTTTGCTTGTATAAAGAATTAAATGATATATCAAAAGAAGATTTTGTAGTTTTATTCTCTCAACCTGTATCTAAGAAAATACCTCGTTATATTCATCTGACGAGACAAGATGCGTCTTCAATGTTATTTAATTCATTATCTTTTAGTAAAAAGTTACTTGATATTTTTATTAAATCTTATAAAGATTACGTGCCCGTTGAAAATTTCTTAGAACAACACCAAGTTGAGAAGACAACAAAATATATCAAGAAAAAACAAATGGGTGGAGGAAATTTATGTGAAAATCCAATTATTACTATATAAGGTCATCAAATGACGCAAAATCTGTTAATTCAATAACAGTATTATTTTTTACTTTTAATTCAAATTCATTCCAACCTCCAATATACGTTCCTTCATAAAATACAAGAGGAAATGTAATCTCATCCTTTTGTGTTTTTACTCTCATTATATTCAAAAAAAGAATTCGTTTTGTTGTTAACCATTCGTCGCACAGTATATAATTAACATTTTCATTACATTGTTCCATTAACTCTTTTATCTTATCACAATAAGAACATTTTGATTTAGTATAAACTGTATATAATGATGGTGTATTCGGTATTTCTAAAAAACTCATTATAAGTATATTTATAATATTTATAATATTATTTGTTAATATGATAAATTTGAAGATAAATTATAACAACAATTCATCCGAATTATGCGAAATTGGACGAAAATATGATACAGATAATGTAACTAATAGTAGGCATTGTCATCCATATACTTTGTTTTATGAAGGATTGTTTAAAAATAAAAAAGATGAGCCACTCAATATAGCAGAATTAGGAATATTAGAGGGTGCCTCATTACGTATGTGGCAAGAATATTTTACAAATGCTGAAATATATGGTTTTGAATACAATGAAGAGTATATAATTAATTTTAAAGAAAATTTTGATAATGATAGAATTACTCTTTCCAAAATAGATGTGGCAAGTATAGAAAGTATTGAAAATTCATTTAGTGAATTAAATATATTGTATGATATTATCATTGAAGATACAACTCATCTTTTTGAAGACCAAATAAGAGTTATTGAAAATACATATCAATATTTAAAACCAGGTGGGATAATGATTATTAAAGATATATTCAAGTTATCTGATGAAAATAGTTATATTAATAGATTAAGACCTATATTAAATAATTTTCAAGACTATTATTTTATAGAATTAGATCACGTTAACAAAAATTCAACTGGCGGCGATAATGATAAATTATTTATTTTAATAAAGGGCGGAGAAGAGCCTATATTTAAAAATACAAATAAACTAACTATTATAACACCTTGTCATAGACTTGTTAATATAGCAGGAATTAGAGAAAATATCAATTTTGATTATGTAGATGAATGGATAATTGTTTATGATGGTCGTAAAATAAAAAAAAACCCAGAATTCTTTAAAAATCAAGAAGATAACAAAATTAAGGAATATGTTTATATGTGTAATAATGGAGGTGTATGTGGAAATCCACAAAGAAATTATGCGTTGGATAGAATTACAAACCCAAATACATTATTATATTTTTTAGATGATGACAATTTAATTCATCCAAATCTTTACAGATTAATGAATGTAATTGATAATGAGAAATTATATACATTTAATCAATACCCAATGTCAAAAGGTAACGATATACGAGTTTCAAAAATTGATACAGCTATGTATATTGTTCCTTATAATTTATTCAAGAATATCAGATGGGTATCGCATTTACCTGAAGCAGATGGTTTATATATTATGGAATGTTATAATAATAATAAAAATATTCATGTTTATGTGGATAATGTCCTATGTTATCATAATGTAATGAATAGTTTGAAACGTATCGCGAAACGTCTTTAAGATAGCTATTTTATATTGTATAAACAATTAGAATGGTGTTGATCGGCAGCCGTGACACCATCTCCACAACATCCATAACGAGTTCCAGAACATCCACCTATAAGTTTTTGATTTGGAACAACAGCACAATTTGTTCCAAATTGGTCGTATGATGGTGTTACACCATCGGGACAACATCCATAACGAGTTCCAGCACATCCTCCTATGGGTTGAGGTGGGGGTGGGGGAGGTGGATTTACAGGGTGTATAGGAGTTACATAACAATTTGAATGAGTTTGATTAGCTATTGTGATGCCATCAGGACAACAACCATAAGGAGTTCCAGAACATCCTATAATTTGCGTTTGATATGTTGGTGGATATGTTTTTTGTAAACAATTTTCTCCTAATCTTGAAAGTTTAGGTGTTAAATTATCAGGACAGCAACCAAATTCCGTAACAGAACATCCAACTCTGTTTGGTTCATTCAATACCCATTTATTTCTTAGTGTCATTAGTAATATCAAAACTAAAAAAATAAATATGAGAATGATTGGAGTAAACATAATTAATATTTGTATATATTATATTTATGGAATACAATAGTATTCAATTGTTGAAATCATTGTCATTATCATCAACGAAACACGTAAACAAACGAATTCCATTTATTGAAACTTTAATAAGAATACTAGATAAAGCAAATAAAATTTCAAATGAATTATTCTTAACTGTAAAAAATCCTTCTATATCTAAATTTACATCTTTGCCAATAATTCACCCTCCCATAACAGAAGTAATATCAAACGTAATTATAAAAAATATATATTCAAAATTAAAATATACGATTGAATATAATATACAATTTTTGGATATTCAATCTTTTACTATCCGATTTTATGTGACAAATAAACCAACAAAAAAAGAATTGGTGGAATATAACCAAAGAATATATATTTTAATTAATACCCTATCCTTTTTTATTCTTTTTTTACAACACAAAAATTTAAATAAAAAAATAAAATACCATCATCAAAATATATTCTTTTTTATGACATCATTGAAAAAGGAATTACCTATTTATAGGTCAGAGTTGGAACAATATCACGTAAATACTGGTTATACTGCTCCTCATAAAGGAAATTCTGATATTGTTATTTATCGTAAGGAAGAATGGTACAAAGTATTTATTCACGAATACGTTCATAATCATCGTCTTGATTTTTCGCAGTTTGATTCTTCATTTGTAAAACTATCTAAGAAAATATACAATATAAACAATGATATATTATTTTCAGAAGCAATGGCTGAGGTATGGGCGTTAAGTCTAAACATTTTAATGGTTTCTTATTTATTCAAAAAGTATAATATGTTCCCAGAATTAAACAAGATAATTCCTGGAAACCAAATAAGAATGGGAATAAGTCATATATTTCAATATCTTTTAAACATTGAAATATATTTTTCAATAATACAAACAAGGAGGATTTTGAAATATTTGAATACAAATTATTCTCAACTTTTTGATAAAACTAAATCTATTAAAATTCATAACAAAAATACAAATATATGTAGTTACTATTTTGTAAAAACAATATACATCTATTTTTATTTTGAACTAGAATATTTAATGACACTATCAACTAAAAAGGTTGATATTAAATCTTTTGAAAGGATGGCAAAACATCCTCATATTATTTATTTATTAAATGAAAATATTCCTATAGATATAATACATTCTAATACATTAAGAATGTGTGCCCTAGAAATACATTAACGAATTTGTTATGATATGAATAAGATGTAAATATCTTACTCATATCATATTTGTAATAATTTTCTCCTCTATCGGAATTGAACCGATGACAATTTGATTAATGCTTTACAACTACAGTCAAACGCTCTACCAACTGAGCTAAGAAGAGTTTAATAATATTTATATTTTATATTTATATCACCTAATATTTTTATTCACTATGTTATATTTAAACAGTAACAGGCTCAACAGGTTGCTTTGAAGCATCAACTGCCTTTGAACTATCACTCTTGGTAAAGTGATGGCTCATAAATCGCTGAAGATTGAAATAAGTAAGCTCATCCTCAGGCTTCAACTTCAAAAGGGTTGAAAGAGCCTCATCGGGGATGATGTGACGACCATTTGACTTATCTCCAAGAGACTTCTCCTTAATGTATTGGTTAATCTCCTTGGTAACAGAAGTTCTAGCCATTTCAGTTCCAAGAGGCTTTCCTAGAAATGTTGCCAATTCCTCACTAATAAGTGCGGGTTTGACAAATCCACTGGGGGCTCTGTTGGGGTTTCTCTTCTTCTTAGAACTCTTCTTCATCATAGACTTCATATCCTTGTTACATCTCTTTTCCAAAACCCTCAAGTCATTCTTTAAAGCAGTAAAAGAAGAGTGGATAGTAGTTAGCTTGAGGGAAAATTGAGAAAAAAGGTCAATGATACCAGCCTCTCCAGTTTCATCGGCAACCTCTGGAACAACAACATCTTCACTGGGAAGAACAACAACATTTTCAACAACAGGAGACACCTCTTCGGAGGGCACGTCAGAAGCAACAGACTTTGACTTCTTCTTTGAAACCTTTGGTGCTGGTGCGGCAGCCACTTCAGTTTCAACAACAACTGGGGCAGGTTCAACAGTTTCTTCAGAAGCTACAACTTTCTTAGACTTCTTTGTTTTTGCGGGAGCACTTGCGGGAACGTTTGTTTCAGCGGGAGTTTCAATGATATTACTACGAACCATTTTGATTATACCATTTAATGGTAAGTGCTTTTAAGTTATTTAACGGGTAAAAATTATTAATTATAATTATTGTGTTAATTATAATTTATAGAACGCATATACACTCATAAATATTATTCTTCCTAAAAATGGAAAATAAAATGGAAAATAAAATGGAAAATATATATTAATGAATTGATTCGTATAACCACGGCATACATTCTGCCGCTTCTCTACTTACGGTTGTAAGGGCGGTTAAAACATACATTACGCGTAATCCTTTATTTTCTGTGCTAAAACTATCATATACAAATTTTTCAAGAATAGTTAAAATAATTTCTCTTAATCGTTGGCACGTAATATTTTGAGTTTTCAATATTGTCATAATTTGAGGAATACCATTAAATGGGCGACCATCTGGAGGACATATGCTTATTTTATCTTCTTGGGTAAGGTTTGCTCTATAATCCCAAATATCAATAATTTCATATATAAATTTGAATAATTTAATTCGGTTTAATCTTTCATACCATTTAAAATCACTATAATTTCCCGTTTCATTAATAGATTGAAATAAATCAATAATTCTCAATTGTATTTTTTTTTCATTAGATACTTGATAAGTTTCCAAATCAACTTTTACTTCCACGTGTTTATAAATCTTGGATATTCTTATAATATTTTGTATTGTTTGATAAAGTTGAACGTTCAAAAGATTACGATTATATGGATTTTTTGCTGTATGGTGGTCGTTGTAAAAAAGATGATATATAGATGATATATCAAAACCATATTTTATTCCATCAATATCAAGAAAGCTAAAATATTGATAATATGGAATTTCTTCAATTGGTTCAAGTGTTAAAAAATCACACGCATTTACGTTATCCATTCTTCTATACAATGTTGGACCTCTTAGCTTAATTACTTTACGTTGAATATATCCACGAAATATTTTTTGAATAAAAACAATAAAATGAGATTGCGTCAAATATTGTTTTATTCTATCAATTAATATATTTTTTTTTCCAGAAGTTTTCAAATTAAATAATTTAGCATACTGTTTTAATTTTTCCACTGTTATTTTTTTATCATTTAACGTAACAAGAGTTTTATAAGAAGGAATATTTTCAATTATTTGTTTTTTCAAGTCGTCTTCCATTGTATATTGACTAGAAACCGCAAACACAGGCAAAGCCAATGTATTACTTTCTGATATCATTAATTACGAATACTATATACTATATTTATAATATATTTTACAACTTAATCGCACCAAAACATATCATTCTTTATTAACACGGCACAATTTAAAAAAAAAATGATTTAAAGTCAGACCATGATAGTATAGTATTATAAGAAAGCAAATATAATCAGATGTCAAACGAAATTCTAAATGGTTCAAATTTTAACGTTGAAGAAATTACATACGCTCCTCTGAGGGTTTCACCACAGGGGGGTAAAAATATTAAATTGGTTTCTGCTGTAAATCGCAGATGGATTATGATGACTACTCCATTGATGGATACATATGGAGCTTCCGACTATGTTGATCCAAACACAGGAACTGGAAATGGTAAATATAGTATGTCATTGTTCTTCAAAAGTTCTAACGAAGAAACACAGAAATTTTTAGAAAATATGATTGCTCTTGAAGATAAAATTAAAAAGGATGCGTTGAAACATTCCAAGGAATGGTTTGGAAAATTATATACAAGTTCAGAAGTTCTTGAAGCATTATGGAGCCCTATGTTGAAATATACAAAGGACCAAACCACTGGTGAAGCAAGTAAAACAAAACCTCCATATCTAAATGTAAAACTTCAAAGATATAGTGAAAAATGGAATTGCGAAGTATACGATGAACGTGGAAATATTCAATATCCTCTTGAAGATATTACAGCTTCTTCTCCATTGGATTTAATTCCACCAAGCACTGAAAAACGTGTTCGTTGCGTTCTACAATGTGGTGGTATTTGGATTACAAATGGTAAATTTACTGTAACTTGGGAATTAAAACAAGTAGCAGTTCAAGCTCAAGCTCCTCCTCTTATGGGAATAAAGAAATGTTATGTTCCAATTGTTAGTGAAGTTGTTGAAGAACCAAAAATTGCGAAATCTTCATCCACTCTTGTAACAGAAGCTGTAAATATTATTACAGCCCAAGAAAGTGATGATGAAGAGGGTGAATGTTCTTCTAGAGAAGGAAAACCATCAGGTCCTGCTACTCAAGATGATGATGAGGATGAGGATGATGATGACGAATAAAAATAATAAAGATTTTGAATTTGATAACTTATAAAAATATAAATATACAAAATGATAAATTTAATATCTCACTAAAAATGAGATATTAAATATTTTTTTTATGTCTTAGTGAATTCTAATGAAAACGTTTGAACGAGATGATATATCATATATATTTTTTTCATTGTTTGTATGAGATATTCCTTCACCATTAAATACATATTGTCTATCATTTATAACAGATGGAAACGTAAATACTTTAGAACCAATAACCAATTGCGAAACATATTCAGTAAGATGAATATATAAATTATTTGAATCGTCTATACACACTTGGGAAATAATAGGTGAATTATTTTTTATACCCGTGAAATCAGGAATAATTATAAAAACATATTCCATTTCAATTTTGTCATCATAAAGAGTTATTTCCTTATGCCATAAAGGAATATAGAATGTTATACTCTTGGTACGATAAATAAATAGATTATCATTTAACAAATCACATAAACTTGGACGTAATAATATAATTTTTGTATTGGAATTTAATATTTCATTATCCTTTATCTTTTTTTCTATTAATCGTAACATATTATCTAATACAAAATTAGCCATATAATCAGGTAATTCATTGTCATTGAATATTTTTTTCTTCACACGATAAGTAAAAACGCCTTTATACATAACATTATACATAATACATAACGTATCTATTTCAGATAATATAAAATCATTATCATTCTTAGGTGAAGATGAATTTGAATTTATATTATGAATATTATTTATCAAATACTCTTTGGCTTCACATATAGATTGAAATTTACCTGTATTATGTATATCACTTTTATCAGGATGATATTTTAAGGCTAATTTCTTATATTGTCTTTTTACATCACGGATACTATATTGGGTTAATGGTGTAGTTTCCATTTCCAATATAGTAAGTGCCTTTTTTACATTTTCAATACTCATTACATTTCAAGAGTATTTTTATTTCTAAGTTAATAATTTGATTATAGATAATATCCATCTTTCGGCGTGAAAAATTTCACGATAATTGTTATTCATATAACGATAACAATCTACCGTATGTAAAATTACCATATCATAATTAGTTACATTAATATTTCCATTTTCTATAAAATAAAATAAAATAATCCACATACAAAGTTCAAATTCCAAATGATAAATAAAAATATTATATAATTTCTCTCGTAAAGCCAATAACATCTTACCAATATTTTTTTCAACACAAACTACATTCTTTTTTGATTTTGTATATAATTCCATATCATAAATCAAACTCATACATACTTTTGTATATAAATCTATATCATCATCCCCTAACGTATGTTTTAAATTACAAACATTATTTACATATTTCTTATATAAATTAGGTATATCACGAAATGATAATATAATTGGTTGTTTCTTAGTTACTCGCCTTTTTCGTTTTGTAACAACAACCTCTTTTTCAATTTGTAATTCTTCCATATCATTACTAGGTTTATCACATATTATCTCAGGTGATTTCATAGATATAATTTCACATTTAGATAAAATATTTGAAGGTATGAAACTTACATGCTCTGATAACAATATCACTGATGTATAAATACCATTATGAATATAACTATGAAATATTTCCAATAACTCATTATGAATGTAATGAAAATTTTTACATATAATAAACATACGTGTATATCTATGTGGATTATTTATAATCATATTTGTTATCGTATCATATACTGTATTCCATAACAATCGTGTATTACAATGAAATACATCAAAATCAACCTCATAATGTATATCACTTAATTTAATACATATATCTTGTTTATTTACATTGACAAACACTTTTTTTTCATATTTTAATCCTGATGGACTATACTCTTTTATAAAAGATAACGCAGTGCTATATTTACCAATTCCCGACTTACCATAAAAAATATAATGGGTTTTATCAGAAACATATTCTGATTTGATGCGTGATGAATTATTTATCGTTTCTTCATTTATATAATCTACAAACTTGTAATTTATTATATCCATTATTCAATATAAAAGCTCATATTTTTATATTGAATACATTTTGAAACCTTATTGAACTATTTTATAAGACAATCCATACGATGTATGTTGAATCCATATACCTGTTATCTTAATAGATACAAAACTATTGTAAGATAAAAATCTACTCGCATTTTTTTTAATTGTAGAATATAAATTATATTGTGGTTGGTTATTTGGAAACTGAATACGTTCAAGCAACTGTTCTTCAATTACTTTTATATATTCAATATAACTTGTCATTCTAATTATATTATCGCAAGGTATATACAAATATATAGCATTTAACGAATATCTAGGCGTTGTATATTGTATTTTTACGAAAAAACCCAACATACTCGTATGTTTTGTAGCATCATACAACACTACATTTTCAGGATCATAATTTTGTATCACAATAAGTGCGTTCATACGTTATATTATTTGGGATTTTTAAACGATAATCAAATGTAATATATTAGAGTATTAACCATCAGTAATAGAATAAGTTATGATACTTGAACTAATAACATACAAAAAATAAATAGATGTTAGCATACACGCTAAATATAGCATTGTTATCACAATATTTCCGATAGTTAATTTATCTGTAGAAAGAGGTGGAGAAGATGTTAATGCTTTACTATCTTTATATACAGAAAGTAAAAATAAAAAAAACATAAGAACATTTGATATACCAATTACTTTTCGGTAATTTGTAATAACTGTATTGTTAAAACTTTTACCATCTAACATAATTTTATAAAAAAATATAAGATTTAATAAACTCAAAAAGGCATATAATATATAAAGTCCTACAATAAAGGTAATGTTATTCGTTATATTGTTTTCATATATTTGACCCATCACTAAGACTGAAATAATACCAAGTATTAACCAAGCAAAATGACTATATATATTGGATTGTGTAATTATGGTTGGTGATAATGTGAAAAAATAAAGAATTGTGAAAGCAATTCCCGACAATGAAAATACAGTAAATATATAAAATAATACTTTTGGTGATAATGTTACACTCATATACCATTAATATATTTTATATTTTTCTTGTATCCATTTTTTTAATGTCGGGATACTACAACTAACAACATCTTCGCTAAATCCAGAAAGATTATATAACATTGCCTTTTTCATTACTGAAGTTTTAAAATATATATAATAACCATATTTACCTTTATGAATACTAATATTTTTATTTACAACACGTATGAAACCCTTTTCAATTGTAGTTTCACCCTTATTATTATTTACATCTGATGTTTTATTCATTACTATTTTTTCAACTTCAGCCAATGTAATATTTTCTAATGGTCTATTACCTACAGATTTTGAAATGGAAATTCTATTTGTTTCACCAGTTTCACTGACCCATTCGGCATAAGTTCCATACTTTCCTTTTTTTATATACATATACACGTTTGAACTTGATAAACCTAAACAACGAGAATTTAAATTTGTATGTTCTACATCTCCTTCAGATAAAGAACGTATTCTTTTATCTAATGGCAATGATGATTGTATAGAGTTGTCATTGTTATTATTTAATTTTGATATTCTTATCTTGGATACATAACCAATTACGTGATTATAAAAATCGGATGATATTTTTTGAACTGTTGATAATGTTGTTCCATCTTTTTCAATCATATCATCCAACATACTTTCCATATTTTTTGTATAATCATAATCAAACAATTCTTCAAAATGTGATAATAAAAATTCTATTACACGAATTCCTAAATCTTCTATATTTACCTTGTTTTTTTCTTCACAAAATGAATATGTATCAATTGTTTCTGTAATAGTATTATCTTCTATTTTGTCAGAATAATTTAATTCATAAAAAGGCATATCTAATGTTACTCCTTTATCATTTAACAATGATACATATTTTCTTTCAAATAATTTATCTGTTAAAGATGCGTATGTACTTGGCCTACCTATTCCCAATGTTTCTAATTTATCAATAATTTTTGCTTCTGTATAATAACGATTTGGTGTATTTATAGGTTTAGGATATATTTTTAATTTATGACATTTTACATTATTTGTTTTTTCATAACGTAATGAATTCAAATAATTATATTCATTATCCACTATTTTTGTTGTTGATGTAATTGTTGATGGGTTAGAATGTATTTTCCAACCATAAAAATCATACATACTTGTTGTATGTTGAAATGTATATGGTATTTCATTTACAACTGTTTGAATATTACACTTTAATTGAAATGTTCTACATTTGGACGAACAACTTTCAAATGTATGTCTATAGATAATAGAATATAATTGATTTACTTCTTTCTTAGATACTATTTTAACTAAATGTGAAGGTGTCATATAAATATTTGTTGGTCTTATTGCCTCGTGAGACCCAGATGAAGTTGTAGCCAAATTACGCATATCTCCAACATACATCTCACCGAATTCTTTTGTTATATATTGTGTAATTTGTTCTATAAAAGATAAAGAGTATTTCTTCGTTTCTGTTCGTATATAGGTTATATATCCTAATTCATATAATTGTGATAGATATGTCATTGTTGTTTTTGCTGGAAACGGGGATAATTGTTGTATTTTACTTGTATTCAATGGAAGCGGTGGATTTTCATATACTATTTTAGGCTCATTTATTTCTATTTGATACTTATTTGTTTTACAACAATCTAAGAAATAATTATCACTTTTGTATTCAAAACATTCTTCTTCAGATTTTGATGGATCCGCTGACCATCCTCCTAACCATTTTTCAGGCAAATCATCAATACATTGAAATGGTATATGATATTTTGTAAAATATCCCATCAATTTATATTCATATAATTCACTTTTGTTAGTTGATGTTTCTATATGACGGTCATACAATAATCTTAGTGTAGGTGTTTGACATCTTCCAGCACTTAAAGTGCCACCTGAATTATTATCAATATGTTTCCATAAAATAGGTGATATTGTATATCCCATTATCAAATCTATAATTTGACGAGTTTGTGCCGCATGAACGAGTGGTTTATTAATTTTATCTATATTTTCTAGAGCATTTCGTATAGCATCACGAGATATCTCATTAAATCGTATTCTTTGTGTGTTATCTACTGACAAATTACATAAATTACATACTTGATATGCTATGTGCTCTCCTTCTCTATCATTATCTGTTGCCAAAATAACACTTGATGCTTTTTTACACATATCTTTTAATTTTTTATTATTTTTTGCCTTCATTCCATCCTTTAATAATTCATATTTTGGTAAAAATTTATTATTAATAATTAAATTCAAATCTTTCATAGTATAAATATTACCATAAGTCGCCACAACTTCATAACCAGGACCACAATACTCCTTTACTTTATTTATTTTATTCGGTGATTCAACTATAACCAATGAATATGACATTTTATATTTTACAATTAAAATGATTTTAATCCTTTTCATATTTGAAATGTTACTAAGAAAATGTCATTCATTCAATTCGTTTTAGATAATGATAGTTGTTATTGGAATTGGAGTGAAATATCCGCCAATCCAAATATCTTCTTTGAAGATGTTCTAAGAAATCCAGAACAACCTTGGGATTATATTGAATTATCTCGTAATCCAAATATTACTTTAGATATTGTAGATAGTCATCCTGAAATAAAATGGAGTTATTCTGGGTTAACAAAAAATCCAAATAATACAATGGATGTTATAAAAAGAAGGTCGGATATTTGTTGGGATAGACGAGTTTTAAGTGAAAATCCATCTATTACTTGGGATTGTATTCAATCTAATCCATACATAAACTGGAATTATTCATATATTTCGCAAAATCCAAATATAACTTGGGATATTATTTCTGAAAATAAAGATAAATTTATTCATTGTGATAAGGAAATATCAAGAAACCCAAATATAACTTGGGATATAGTTAGTTCAGCAGATATTAGTTGGAACTATAATTCACTTTCAAGTAATCCAGGTATTACTTTTCACGATATATATGATAATTTAATTCATAAAGATGGAGAGGATGTTAGTAATTATCTTATTACAAAATCGGATATACCTTTTAGTTGGTGTTGGTATGGTCTCAGTCAAAATCCAAATGTAACGTTGGATATGATACATTCAGAAGATGAAGAATTTAAGGGTATTGAATGGAATAATTACTTTCTTTGTATGAACCCAAATGTTACCATAAAAGTTTTAAAAGAAAACCCACAATTTCATTATTATCAAATAATATCAAAAAATAAAATGGATTATTATCCTTGGCAGTTTGTTAAATCTCAAATCTCCTCTTCATACATATTAAAATAATATATTATCTCTTATTATTATAATGGAAAGAGATACCGATACAAAACGCCATTTAATAGAAATGGCAAATAATTTTTTTATGGATTTTGGGATACATTTTAAAATAAAACCATTGGCAAACCATCACGTCACACACGATAAAGTATATACATTACAATCAAATAAATGTTATATATACTTGGCTGTGTGCCCTGGAGAATATATTTATATTGATAATTTAGAAAAATGTGGTAGTCATTCTGGTAGCGAAGTTTTAGAACGAATTAAATCTTTTGGGAAATTTCTTGGGTTAAAATACATAAAATTATATGATGCGGCAGGCGTTTCTTCAAATACTTGCGATTTTATAGCATTCGCACCATTTGCTTTATATACAAAGGGTAAAACATGGTATCAGGCACATGGATTTAATTATGTAAGTGACCCAAATGGTGAAATTGATTATTCTGGAAGTAAAACAATTCCATTTCGTTATTTCTTAGATAGACGTAATTTAGAAAACTTCAAAATATTATTTCCTGATATTTACACAAATGATAAAACCATAGGCGTTGTAATGAAAGAATTACAAAAAAAATATTTACATAGGGATTACATACATTCTCTTTCAAGGGAACAATGTAAAGTTCTTAGTTCAATAACATTGGATTTATATCAAAGAGTATTACCTGATGAAAGTATGATTTACGTAATTCCTTATGGTGCTTCCCGTTCTCGTTCCAAATCAAAATCAAAATCAAAATCAAAATCAAAATCAAAATCAAAATCAAAATCAAAATCGCGTATTAGGTCCAAAACATTAAAAAAAATGCTAAAATGATTATATGGAAGAAACATTTACAAAATTATCAAAAGGAAAAGTATTAGAATATATTGAAGAACATTATCCAGATTTTAAAACAACTAAGAAAACAAAACAAAAAATAATAGATGAATTAAATCAATATTTATATAATCAAAGTATTCCAAATACTCAATTGATTTTGGGTGATTGTATTGTTGAAATGAAAAACATTCCATCAAAATCAATTGATTTGATTGTTACCGATTTACCATATGGGTTAACAAAAAACGAATGGGATATTATTATTCCTTTTGATACTTTATGGGAACAATACAATAGGATTATAAAGGATAATGGAGCCATTGTATTATTTGGAAATCAACCATTTACCTCTTTTTTGATACAAAGTAATCCATCTATGTTTCGTTATTCTATGGTATGGTATAAAAATAAATTCTCTGATTTTTTAAATGCGAATAAAAAACCAATGAAAATTCACGAAGATATTATCATTTTTTATAAAGAACAACCATCGTACAACATTCAATATAATTATTCAACACCTTATGTAAGATGGAATAAACAAGAAAGTATAAATAAACAAACAAACTATAATAACTATAAAGAAACAATTACAAATAATGAAAGTGGTAAAAGATTACCTACAACCGTATTACAATTTAATCGCGTTGAACGTCCTATACATCCAACACAAAAACCAGTTGATTTATTAGAATGGATTATTAAAACATATTCAAATCCGAACGATATTGTTTTGGATAGTTGTATGGGTGTAGGCTCTACTGGTATAGCGTGTATGAATACAGAAAGAAAATTTATAGGTATTGAAATTAACGAATTATTTTATCAACAAGCCCATTCCACTCTTTTAACTATATTGTAAATCTGCGTATAAACCATAATAAAAAAAATAATTCTATGTTATAAATGGATATTAATCAACGGTTGGAATTACAAAAATTATGTCGTGAAAATAGTGTTTCCGATCAAACAGAACTAATGAGAGAATTGAAACATAGTTCTATTATTCGTCAAGAAATTGATAAAATTATACAAAGAAGAAACGAATTTCAAGGTGATGATATCAAAACTCTTAAATTTGAATTAATGACTGAATGTGAATTCCTATTTACTTATTATACTGATATTTTTAATCGCGTTGTAAAGGATGAACTTGATATCCAAATGCTTTATCAATTCTTAGATATGCTAAAAAAAATTGAAGATGGTGATACAGACCAACACGAAGCATCCTTTAAAATTGGCAGTCTTCTAAAGGAAATGTATATAGATTCGGCATTAAAAACCGCAAATAATCTTGATAAAAAATATGGCACTGATGAGGAAGTTCCTGAAATAAAACTTATTCCTATTTCTTGGTCCGAATATAAAAAAAATCAAAAGATATAATATAATGTCTATTCCTCAATATTCCCAACAAGCTAACGCACAAACATTAGCAGCACAACAAACACTCGCTACACAACAAAAACAAGCATCTATGTTTCGCGGTGGGGCAAGTCCTGGTTTCACAGCTCCTGATATGGGTGGTAATAACCCAGCAACTCAGCAATTGGCTAACGATTTAACTCAACGAATGGCAAATCAACAAACACAAGCTATCAACGATCAGCGAATTATGGGTGGAAAACGTCGGAAAAAACGAACGCACAAGAGAAAACGAACGCACAAGAGAAAACGAACGCACAGGAAAAAACATAATAAACGTATAACAAAAAGAAAACATTATACAAAACGATGGTAAATGTTCTGATATATTATATAATTCCTTGTATTTTTATTTGCCTCTTTATTTACTATCTTATACTTATTCTCGTATTTAAAATAAAATCAAAATTTTGGTATATACAACCTTGTTATCATTTTTATGATCTACATTATATTTTTTATAAAAATCAAGTTATACAAAATGATTTACCTAAGATAAATTCTTTTGTATCCTTTGAAAAGGTTGTTACGTATTCGCCTGATGATATTCAAAAGGAAACATTCAATTATATTATTGAATTATTGAAAAAGGAATATTATCATACAAAAAATGCTGTATATAATCCAACCATTCAATCTGTAATTCCGTATTTATCTAAGAACTATTATAACAGTTATATTTCTTTAGCCGTTATGCCTACATATACTCCCGATACTTTGAATACCAATCATATCATTAAATATAATGATATTATTGGGTGTATTATGTCAAAATCGGTATTGATTACCATACCCGACGAAGAATTTTATTCATATTATGTTGATTTCTTTTGTATAAAAAGGGAGTTTCGTAAATTAGGTTATTCAGAGATAATGATACAATCACACGAATATTCAAATAGAATGAAAACAAAGGATATTCAAGTCCATCTTTTTAAACGAGAGGGAGATATCACTGGAATTGTTCCTGTAGTCAAATACAACACATATTTATATGATCTAGGTAGTTACTTTGATACATTCACTCCTTCAACATTTCTTTATAATGTAAAAAATACATTTCATATACAATCTCCTATACTTTTACGAATTACAAAATCAAATATACAAATCCTTTATGATTATTTAACTGAAATAAAAAGTAATAATATTTTTCATTTTGTAACTACCGTCCATATTTCTAATTTCGTGGAATTAATTGAAACAAAAAATATTTATTGTTTTGTATTGTTGTATAAACAAAAGATATACGCATCCTATTTTTTGAAAAATACATTTATGGAAATAGACAATGATGGGGAAAACCGTCCTTGTCTATCTTGCTTCGCATCTATAAAAGATAATTTATACAATAATTTTATTCAATATTCTTTTACTCAAACATTTTATCAAATTATTCAAACTATTCAACACGAAAAGAAATTCTCATATTTATTTATTGAAAATATATCACATAATTTTTTACTCATAAAAGAAAATGATTATATTTCTAAAACAAATACAGCTTATTTTTTATATAATTACATTCTTCAACCTTTGAAACAAAAAGATGTATTTATCATTACCTAACATATCTACCCACTTTGATAAAGTTATCAATCAAAAAGATAATGAATATACCTAAGAAACTATATAATATTACTTCTTCTAATACATTATTCGTTTGTTCGTCATGGGTTTCTTCCAACAAATGTATCATATAATTTAATTTTTCCATTAACAATTTGTTATTTTTGTCATATCCATTATACGATATATCATTCACCATTGGGAAGGCATCCAATGTTATTTTTTGAGTTGATGGACTAGTTGTTGTATTATCGGCACGACGATAATAAGAATTTGGATTTGATTGAATATGTTTTTCATAATCAGGATAAGGATATTGAGAATTTGGTGATTGGATTAGGTTTGGGTTTAGTGACTGTTGACTTAATTCCTCATATTTAGTTGCCTTATATGACGGCACATTATCCATTTGTGATAATACATTTTGGGGATTGCTTGTCATCTGTGAAAATTCCTCTAATTCTTTTTTACCCGTTTTCATCGGAGTTGGTCGTGAAATTGGCTCAAAATTTCCATACGTATCATCCATATCTTCTAGACCTTCTGAATATATTTGATTATGTATTTTACTCAACACATCATTTACTTTATTTGAATAATATGATTTGTCAGTCATATTATTCATATTTTTATGTGTCCTATTTTTCCTTTTTTGAAGTATTCCTGTATTTTTTGGTTCTTCATTATCAAAGGTCGCGGCAGATAATGCTAGATTTGCCATTTATGTTTATTAATATATATACCAAATATAAATTATAGGAGATTTATGTCACATTCGAACTTTTGTTGTATATAATTCTTCTATAGTCCCTACTCTTTCTACATATACTGGATCTATCTCATCATTCATCAATTCATATACAGGCTTATATTTTTTTATTAAAGTATAATCTTCACTTAAATCATATTCTCTCGCAACATCCATCTCTACTTTTAAATTTCCTATATAATTAATATTATACGTCATTATATGTCTATACACTCCTTTTAATGACTTTACTCCTTGCGTAGGTTGTAATTTATATTTTTTCTCACTATCAATATTTATACCATCATACAAATTTTTATCAGACACGATTAATTGACATACACATTTCACATCCAACCATAAAGTATAATTATAGTTATCTGGTTCTGTAACCATATCTATTGGTGATAACAATGAAAAACCAACATTTTCAAGAATATTTCTATTATGCTCCTGTATATTTTTATCATATTTTTTTATCAACTTTTTATCATCACTATCTACATATATTTTTACATACAAATATTTATCAAATTTCTCAAATATTTCTCTCTCAATATCATAACATTCTTTAAAATATTTATCGTCTTCTTCATTATCCCCATCATATACATAAACAATTTTATTAGGTTTTTTAAATAGTTCTTCTTGTTCTTCTTTTTCGTTTTTATCTAGATTTGACATAATTATAATTGTTTATGAATAGGGGAGGGATACTTAAATATGGTAACAAGTCTTTAAGTCGTTTTCGTAAGTATCAATACATATATGGTAACAAATTATTCGTGCCGCTATCCTAAAAGAAGATATCTATTACTATCCGCCAATAACTCACTCTTAGATCCATCTTTACCTGATGGTAAATCTCCATATAAAAACTTTACAAATGCCCCTTGGTCGTTTGTAATTTTAGTATTCGCATTTGAATAAAAAATTCTATTTGATTGGTCTAATTCAAACTGGTTCCATAAATCTCCATATAATTGTTCGGTTGTATTTGTTATAGTCGGGTTTAATTTCTGAACTGTTTTTTTTATATTTTTCGTTATTTCTTCTGATACATGTTCGTTAAAACTAGGCTGAGCTGGTTTTTTATTTGGGTTATCTTCATAATCTGTTAATAAAACGTTACCTAATGGATTTCGTGCCGTTACTGGATAAAAGTCTTTTTTCATCAAAGACTTGAATGATTTTTCATCTAATTTTATTTCTCCTCTCGGTATCACATCTTCAGGTATATGATTATTTATCATCAATTCAAAATCCTCTCTTTGTAATTTTTTAATATTTGTCATACCTTCCATTCCTTTTTTACGTGAATTGTATAATATTATCAATACAATTAACGTTATCAATCCAATCAATATATACTTTAATGAAAATGTTAACATATACCCTAAAAGTGATAATACAATTACTATTCTTGCTATTCCATTTATTTTTCCTGAATAACTATCTTCTGTTTTTGTAGGATCTTTTAATAATACCGTTGGGTCATTGAAAAAGAATGCTTCATTCATTACTTATTATATTTATCACGATATTATTATTTGATATTTATATAAAACGAATTATATATGGTTCAGATAACAATGAAATATATTTTTTTGTTCCTTCAAGTCATTGTCACTTTTTCTAAAAGAGTAACAAATTATAATGTCCCAGCTTGTAAAAACTGTGTATACTTTAAAAAGAGTATATCATTTCCAAACTTTACTCATATGGCTTACTGTACCCAATTTGGGGATAAAGATGTAGTTTTGGGTAAAATAAAACCAGAACGTGCCCTAAATTGTCGTATAGATGAAAATAAATGTGGTATTGCTGGAAAATGTTTTTACGAACGTAAAGCTTGTGAAAACATCTTCAATCATATTATCATTCCTAAAATACAAAAGACACTCAGTGTTATATTAATCATTTCTTCTATTATTATTCGTTCTATTTTTTCTTAGTTTCATTCCATTCCATTAGTT